AGTTTGTTTTTGTGGTTATTTGATAGGACAAAAGTACAAAGCGTTTTCTATCTAAATAGCATAAAACTTACAAAAGTGAAAATAAATAAAAAGAAACCCGTCAAGGATAACCACAAACCTTGACGGGTTAAGTAAAAGACCCATGACTGGTACGCAGTTCTTACGGTATGCGTTCTGGTACTGTTGATGCAAAGATAGTAAACATCAGCCTATAAACTGACTTCTTAGCCAAATAAGTAAGCCTATACACTTACTATTGAACCGCCCGAAATTATCGTACGTTTGAAAACTCGTCCCTGGAAAAGATAGGATTGCCATCTACATCCAATGGTGGGTAGTGCCTTAAACACCTTCGTGCCCTTTCCTTTAAGTCCTTAACGGTCTTTGGACGTGTGCTTGTATTCAGCACGTCCAATAGAAACTCACGTGTCATTAACAAAGATGCTTGCTGTTCATGCCGTAGGCTCATTCCTTTTAGCTTTAATATAATCGTCTGCAATCTTGTCTTGCAACACTTTAGTGCTTACGGTAAAATGCTTACCGCAAAGTTTATTTGTGCAAGTAATCCGATGGCGTGGTAATCCAGCAGCCGTGTAACGTGTTCCCCTATTTATAGTTTCTTCACATCCGCAAGCTGGGCAACTATACCTACCATGCCCAGTTGCCGCCCCAGCGTGTGAGTTGCTTGTAACGTATGGCTGCAATTTGTGAAACACGCCCTCCAAGACCTCAACATCTACTTTACAATATGCTACCATCTTATCCAACGCATCACGGTCATTATGCAGCACGATTGCCACCCAATCACCCCACGAAACACTTTCTTTTCCCTTGCCCAAAAGTAACTGCCCTAAGTAGTCCAACTTGTTTGAGTTGAATCTAAAGTGTGTACGGGCTTTTTTGAGAGTGTCCAAACTGGTAAACTTTGGAGGACAAATTATACCGTGAATAAGGCAACGGGTGCGAATCCATTTCTCGTCAAAATTATCCCCGTTATGCCCTACTATTTCATCAGCTTCTAATGCCACGGCCATAAATGCCGAAAGGGCTGCAATGTCGCAACCCTCTTGCCATTCCACGCTATGCACTACTTTTTGCCCTTCCCACTTCCAACAAATGCAAATGATGGCACGCTCTTTTATTATATTCTCGGGTGGTATGTTTAGCTTGTAACCAGCTTGCCAAAAAAAACCGATGTTTGGGCTTGTTTCAATATCGTAAAATAGTCGCTTAAATCCTTCAGGTGGTAACGCAAATTTGATATTGAACATTTTTATGTTGTAAGGTTAACGCCCTTGCCCTCTGTACGCTTTAAACCCCTTCGCCCTATACTTACTATGTCTTCTCAATTTGCGCTTAACACGGGGCTTAAATTTGCCCCCTACAATTATCTTTGCCATTAGTCTGCTTTAATGTGTTTGAGAATAATCGTCTCCATTCGTCTCATTTCGTTCTGAAGTCCGTCTACTTTCACTTCTAACCCTTTGCGGCCATCCTCACATTCTCGGTGCAGTTGCCGTGTTTCGCTAAGGCTCTCTTTGATGTCGGCCATCTCGCCCTTTGTGAACTCGTTAGCTTCTTTGTATTGGGTTATCAGCCCTTTGACTTCTTCGAGTTGTTGGTTCTTACCCAATCGAATACCGCCCCACGCACCGCCCGCAAGCCCTCCGATTGCCGTAATAATTGCGCCTATTCCCTCTGCTTCCATTGCCTTAAAGTGTGCCATTGTTTCGTTTGTCTTTGTCGGCAGAACCCTGTGAACTGCCGAAATAATATGATGCCACGGAGGTAACGATACCAAACGCAAACCCGATAGCCGTGTCGATAGTCCGCTGGTTTTCGGTTGGGATGGTTAAAAATGATGCTGCAAACACGTAACCCATCGCGCTAATGTAGACGATAAATGCAAGTGCGAAACGAATGTAGTGGCTGCTAAATTTCATCTTCTACTACTATAGGTGCTTCCCACTTAACAGGCTCGTAGTCTATTCCAAGCGAATCGGCTTCTATTAGCGAAACGCACCATCTTCCGTACTTATCTTGTACGGGATTGCAATAGCTGTCAGGCGCAAACTCTTTACCTCGGTAAGTCACTGCGTCATCATCTGATATGTGTGCCATGATTATCATACTTGTCTACCTAGTGCTGTTTGAAATGCTTGAACAGATGTATATAAATTAGTCACCTCAGTAACTGAAAATCCTTCTCCTATTGATGCAAATGATAAATTTGCAATTGAAGGAAAACCTCCACTAGTGTCAGCTAATAACGAATAGTTATTTATTGAACTTTCATTTGTTCCTGTTCTTGTAATAGGAGTCAATGAATTTTGATAAAACTTAAATTCTCCCGAAATAATTTTACTCATAGTGAACATACCAGTTTGAGGATTATTTATTGTCATTGGAGCTTGTGACATTCCAAATGTTGAATAATTTGCACCTCCTGATGAAAGAAAAAATCTATTAGTAACGCTATTAGTTCCCATTGATACGTTTGATTCTCCAGGAAGTACATTTCTTTGATAAATTGAAATATGTTTATTGTTTATATTAAGACTTGCATCTTGTAAAAACGTACTTGCATAGGCATTACTTCCATTTCCAGTAATTCCGTTTGAATTATGCGTTACACCTCCGTTAAATACTAATCTATATGCATTATTTGTATCCAATGGGTTTTTTAAATTCCATTTGTGAGTTGTAGCAGTACCACCAACTAACGGGTATATTGCCAACATCTTAGCCCATAGTGAAAACCCTTTTAAATTTCCAACTAGCTGTTCAATTGCTCCTTGAATAACTGGGTCTGTTATGCCTGTTGCTAATAAAAATGCTGCAACATCGGGGTCAATTGCAACGGTAATTTCACTTAATGCATAAACATTGTTAATTCCATCGGTAGCAAGTACATATACATCGTAAGTTCCCGAACGGTTGGCTGTCCAATTGTAAACAGCGCCAACTTGCTCAACTATTAGTTGAATCGTAACTCCGTCAAACGTAAAGAAAGTGTATAATGTCGGGGTTATATTTGATGGCGTTGCGGTTAGGGTAATTGTTTGCCTAAAGTCAGGAGTTGTGTCGCTTACCGTTAGTGAGACTGATGATGGAGGAGGTGACGCACTCGTGAAACTTAGCGTATCCGTAGGCGCATCGTAAGACCCCGAATTAACCGACCCGTCCAGCTTTGTGATAAGGTTAAATGTCGAGCCACTTGTAATGGATTCCTTGTTAACTGCGTTGATTTGGAAGGTAACGGGTGAACATGGTGCAGATGTAAAGTCCAAAGTGTCTACTCCGTCCCATGTGCCGTTGTTTGCAGCCCCGTCTAGTTTAGTGATAAGGTTAAACGTGCTTGCATTGGCTAACGTCTTAATTTGTATCGCGTTCCTTTGCAGAATTGCAGGCGTTGTGGTGAAATTTAGCGTGTCAAGTCCAGCATTATAAACCCCACCAGCCACGCCATCTAATTTTGCCAATAGGTTAAACGTGGAGTTGCCCGGTATAATCTCCGATTGCGCCCCGTTAATCTGCAGGTTGGATGGGTTGCTTGTAAAACTTAGTGTTTTTGTGCCAGCGTTAAACGATCCTAAACTATTTGCCCCGTCTAATTTAGTAACTAAAGGATAGGTTGCCCCTGCTGGTACCGTAAAAAATGCGTTGCCATTTTGAGTAACCGTAGCATCCACGCAAGTGATACCATACTCCGCTTCCAAACAAGCTACTTGCGAAGGTGTTAAGCGTGCAATTACACTAGGGTCGCAAAAGTCATATAGCGTTAACCCGTCAACACTAGGTGGTATTGTTGCGCCTGTTTGTGGAATTTGGCAAGCATCCCACGTGAACGGCTGCCGTATTTGAATCAGTACGCTATTGCCTGCAACTCGGTCGTTAAACCGCTCTGTAAACGGGTCGATGCTTGCGCTAGTGATTACCTTGTAGCTTTGAGCGTGTTGCTGCTGAAAGTATGCTAGAAAATCCAAAAGAATAAGCAACGTATCGCTTAGAACCTCTTGCTCCATGCCTGCCGTATCATCGCCTTCTTCGCCTGTAATTACACGGTCTGCACAAACTAAGCGAATAGAGTAGACCAGTTCACGGTCACCTATGCTGGTAGTTTCGTGAAATACCCAAAGCAAAGGGTACGCACGTTCTAAAGCCTGCCACTCCGCAAAGTCACCTACTCCCGTTGACTGGATTTGTAGGTGCGCAGCTCCGAGTGTCGTTATTTGGCTTATTACTTGATTGAGTGTCAGTAGCACGTAAGTATTCTTTTAGAAGTTCTGTGTTTTTCTTTGACTTTCCACGCTTATTCATCTCGATATTTTTGCTGCAAACTTTGAACTAGCCGCGTACTGCCTAAAAATATGCTAGACTTGAACGCATTATTGCTAGGTTGTATCACATCCAAGCCGCTTCCTGGATTCTCATAGTCAGGAAACAAAGTAGAGTTCTCGCATAGGTAATTGATAAGCCTTTGCTTGTACCATTGCGCCTTGTTCAACTCCATTTCGCAGATATAGTCTACATCCGATTTGAATGCTGGACTGCTTTGCTCGCTGTTCTGAATTTGCAGGCCTTTGTTGGTTATCTTGTAGTGCGCCATCCTAATACATTCAGCAGTTACGTAGTGTTTTAGGCATGGTTGGATGTAATTATCCATTAGCGACTTGTTAACGCCTGCTAATGTGTTGGCGATAATGTAACCCATTAAAGCAACGTAGTAAGTTGTGCCAATTACGGTTTGAATCTCGCTATCTTGCGCCCAAAGAATCGCTTCTTTGATGTACTTAATATCGACATTTTTAGATACTTGAGTGTTGTCCTTTAGAAAGTCCTCCGATAAGAATAGTGCTGTTGCCATGTTATGCTCGTGATTTAATTACAACACTTTCCCACGCATGGCGGCAATAGCTTGTGGTTACGTTTGTGCCTTTGCGTGTCCAAAAACCACCCCTACGCATCCACACATTCCTATCTTCGGCCATGCTTATAGATTGGATTTGCTCACTAGTCCAAACGCGGTTAGCACTTTGCCCTATCATTTTGCGGCAAAAAGGTCGCGTAGTTGGTAGCACGTCCGCTCCTGTTGCTTCTTGGCTCTTAATGTAACGGTATGCTATTTTGAAACTCACACCTAGCGGTTTGGCCTGTGTTAATTTGCGCAAGCCATCCGTACTAACCTCGTAAGCTATTTGCGTTGCCCCTGCTATTGATTGAGTGCCAACGGTCAAAAGCCCCTGTGCAACTAATTCGTTTACTGCTAAGGCTATTTCTTCGATGCTTACGCTTAACAGTTCAGCAATGCCTGCGTAGGTAACCAACGGGTTCTGTTTAAGCTGCTCAAGTATACCCATCAAAAACGGGTCATCTTCAACTCCAAATTTCATAACCCTGTCCTCAAAAGCTAGTTGGTCTTTTTCATCTCTAAAGCGAACCTTGCGAATTGGCTTTACAATTTCCCACTCGTCTAGTGAGTAGCCTGTTTGAGCGAATGCTTCAGCTACTAAATCTTCGCCATCGCTTTCAGATTTTAATTTCAAAACCTCTTTTACTTGAGCGGTGTCCAAAGATGGCAATCCAACGGCTTCGCGTATTTCATTAGTAGTCATAACGCCCACCTTAGTAGCTTCGCTGTAGCCCTCTGAAATTGGTTCGCTTGGTATAATCTGAATGCGTTTCTCAAAGCCCTGCAATGCAGCCAATTCGTTAAACACATTCATAATAAAGTCCTGCCTTGCCCTTACGTACGTGTTTTTAAACAGTTCGTAACTATCGCGGACCTGCGTACGTGTGGCAAATACGCCATCCTCTTTGATTCCAAACAGCGCAGGGTCAACTACCCTATGGCCGCTGAATATCTCTTGCTGTACGGTCTTATTTAGAATGTCAAATCGCGCATCAAAGTCATTAGAACCAAGCGGCAAAACCTCCACCGCCTGCTCTTTGCTATCGTTAAAATTCAACAGTATGCGGTTTGCGTTATCCGTGCCGCAAAACTTAGATTCTATTCGGGCTTCGATGGTTTCCTGTTCTTCTTCAGTAGGTTGTCCATTAAAGAAGTTAAACATAAAGCCAGCAACAAAGCCGTTTTTAACGCTGTTAAGATGGAAGTTCGCAATTTCGCTATCTAGTTCGATGTAAGGGATTGCACCCAAATAAGGCGGCAAAGGATAGTAGTCGGCCTTTGGATGGTATGCTTTGATGTAAAGTAACTGCTTGCCGCTTTTGTCGTTGTAATCAAACGCTTTGATAGGTTCGATTGTTTCGGGTTTGGCTTTCTTCCAATCTGCGCAATGGTAGTATGTCTTTTGGTCTTTGCTTACCCTGTACTTTGCAAACTCTGCATGATACATTTGGTAGCCGCCCTTCTTATCGTACAAAATTTCAAGTGCAAACCCTCCGAAAATCTCCAAATCCAAAGAACACATTTGTATAATGTCCTCCAAAGTTTGGTTTGGGTTTGGCTCTGAAATGAATTTATTCAGCCTTGCTATCTGCTCGGTGTTTAAGCCCTTTTCGTTAACGCTCAAACCTTGCCCGATTACATAATCGACCTTACCGTTTACGATTGCGTAGTGCTTTGCAGAACGGTCGTAAATGTGCAATAGGTAGTCAGGGTATTGGTTTACCCATCCTTCGCTAGTTCCGTACAAAATCCAATCTTTGGACTGCTGTTCTTTGAACTCAGGTACTTTGTGAGCGGCAAAATTTAAGACTGAAAAGCTATTTTTACCCATTGTAAACCGCGAATGTTTGGGCATCGTTGCCCGTGTATGTTGGTGTTGCTGTAGTTGTGCCAGTTACTATGCACATTCCACTTTCAAATGCTGTTAATCCTGCTGGGTTAAGGTTGCTTGCGCTTGCTTGCCCATAAATCACGTAGCGATATTCGCCCTCTAAAGTCAATTTCACTTGACCGTTCACAGCTACGGGGTTTGCCGTTTCCGTGATAGTAAACGCATTATAGCGGTCACGAAAAGCGCTAGTATCATCAGCAATGCAGTATTGCGTTACCATGCTAGTAAGATTTTCAAAGGCAAAGAGGTAATGTAGTGCCGTACCTTTCTCGGTTGTGGTCACTATTACCGTGTTAGCTTGCCCTTTAGTGATTCGTATCATTACGTTAAGGCAATGAAATACTCTATGTCAACTGCTGCGGTGTCTGCTATTGCACTAATTTCGCTAATGTTTGCCCACGCGCTGAAGGTGTTAGACGTTTCAATTAGGCCGTTGTGTAGTTCAAACGATTTGCCAGCTTCGAGTTTAACCCAATAGTGATCAGAACCATCTGATATATTTAAGCTAATGAAATTGGTGTCATCTTTATTTGTAATGCGAAGGTATTTAACCGCTGTTCTCACAAATGTACCAGCGGCATTTGCCGTGTCATATTTAACCACGGATACCTCGCTTGTAGGTATAGTTAGAATGCGTTGGTCAACTTCGTTTATGCTTGGAATTGTAAGCGTATTAGAGTTGCCGTAGCTTTTGTTGTTAAGGCTAACCGCTTCCGTAATTGTTACGGTCAAAGTAGCGTTTGTTATTGTAGTTGCCATCGTGTGTATTTTGCTTAAATAGGTAAAATGCTCAAAGTGTTTCAAAAAGAAAGGCCGCTATTAACGGCCTATCTAAATCCCTATGTCAAACCGTTATTAGGCGGTTATTGATGCAAGTAAAGCTACTGGAACTGCGAGCATTGGATTAGGCTCTAAACCATTAAACGACATTGTGTAACCGTTCAAGTCTGCGAAGGCCGTACCAGTCGCGCCTGTGCCTGTAGCGAAGTCCAATCCGTTAGCATATCCAGCAACCCAATAAGATGGAGTAGCTTCGTTCGTTTCAATAATTGCCACTACTCTATTCTTTGCAAGTAGTTGCATTTCGTTACGCTTTGCAACGTCTAATTTGCGAAGTACAAAACTCAAAGATGGCACGTAGTGAAGTGACCCGTTGCGATTGCCTGCTGTTGGATCATCTGAAAACATACTTTCTTCTTTGGTCAATTCGTACTTTCTAAAGACGGCTGTTGGTGTGGCAAATGATGCGATTTGTCCAGTAGTGGCAACCGCTCCAAGAGCAACGTAATCACTGTAGCGTGCAAACCTTACCGATTTGATGCCTCCAATGTCCTCTTTACATCCTAATGTGAACCCCTGTGTTAATACGCAAGACATGTTTTTAGTGTATAGTAAAGGCGCGAGCAGTTAAGCCCGCGCCCTTAGGTTAATTTATTAAAGAACTATAGCAGCGATTTCGTTCGGGAAAGCTACCTGCGTACCTACCTTAAACTCCATTGCTACTCTTACTTTGCGGTCGTCCTTAGAGTACCATACCTCCAAAGAATCAAAGTCACTTTCAGCATCTACGCCAATGTAGAAGTTAGAAGCAGAACCAGCATATACGCTCTTAACTCCAGTCAAACCGTCTACAGGGATGAACTTCAAGTTGATGCCCGGGAAGCTAAGACCTTCGCTTGCATCGCTGTCAGTTGCACCATTCACTCCGCTGTTAATTTGAACACCGTAAGTTGAACCGCCTACTACCAACGCTTGCACTAGAACCGCGTAAGTGTCATATCCTACGAAAGCAACTAGGTCAGTCTTAGAAGTAAGGCCAGCAGTAGCGAGTGAGTTGTACAAACGGAACGCCATCTCTTGTGCGTTGGTTACTGTGAATGCAGTTGCAAGTGGAGTGCCACCTAGGTTTGCATTGATGTAACCAGAACCGATTGTAGTAATAAAGCCATCCCAGTAAGAACCGTTGTTTGACGTTGGAGCAGAAAGGCTACCTTTCCAAATGTTCTTGTCGATTTCCAAAGCTACCTTAGCCAAATAAACCTCCATGATTTTAGCCCATACTTCAGCAGGTTGAACTTCTTCCGAATGCGAACCAGCTCTCATTTTGGTAACGAAGAAACGTGTCTCCAAATCTTTAGGACACCATTCATCATTAATTTTTACCTTGCCTGGAGTCAGGGTTCTTTGAGTAAAGGTAGTATTACCAGTTGCATCAAAAGAACATCCGTCTGCTTGGAAGAAAACCGATTGAGTAAGGATAGGTAGTTTAGATGGCCCTTTTACACCAGGCATCACTTCTACCAAATTCATCATTTTGGCTTTGTTGATAGTACCAGCCATCAAAGGGAAACGATTCTCCTCGATGTAAGCTACTAAGCCGTTTACGTTAAATGCACTTGCCATTTTGTTAAGTTTTTAAATGTTATTTTTTTAGTTTTTCTTACGTGTTTCTAACCACCTATCAAGACCGTTTGCATCTTCTTTTTTGAAGTAATTCTTTACGGCTTTGGTTGGTGTTGCTGTTGGTGTTGTGGCAAACTTTTCGAAAAGGTCAGCCATTTCGTTAACCGCTTTTCTCAAATTAGCGTTGTCAGCTTTAATGGCTTCGTTCTCAAATTTGAGGTTGTTGATACGGTCACCAATAGAAGCGTTAATTTTCGCCATAACTGCTGCCTGTATTTCATCCATGTTGAATGCAGGCTTTTGTGCTGCTAGTGTTGGAGCGTTTGGAGCAACCTCCATTTCTTCTACAACTATTTCAGCTTCGGGGGCTGGTATGATTTCAGTAATTAGACCAGCTTCAGTAGTAACCACGCTGCCGTCCTCTAGTTGGTGAGCCGCATCGGGTGCTGGTAGCAATTCGCCATCTGCTCCGATAACTTGAACCAATGCGCCTATGGCCACTTCGGGTTCAATACGTACTAGCGTGCCATCAATTAGTTTGGCATCCTCAAACTTCAATTCAGTAGCGAACAATAATTTCTTAATGTCGCCTAGTTTTGCCTTAATTGTGTTTTCTAAATTCATAGGTTCGATTTTGTCTAAATAGATTTAATGGTGTTGGTGTTCAATTAGCTTCTAAAATTTCGCGCAATGCCGAAATAATGCGGCTATCAATATCGCGTTCGATGGCTTCATCAAAGATGCCCTCGACACTAAAACCGCGAAACGTGCCATCTTTAACTTTAGCCCAAACCGCATCGTTGTCTACTTTGAACGACCCAAACCAGCTGCCATTTGGTAGCGTATCGTGACCGCTTGGAGTACCTATGCCGCGTTCTTCATCTATCAATATGCTTTCAAACATGAACACGCCATCCACGTCTTTCTCGTGCATCTCGTTTACCATTGAAAGCCGACCCTCGCGCATAAATTTGAATACGATTTTCTTAATGGTTTCAGCATTGAAAACAACGTAGTATTCTTCGCCTGTTTTTGACCGTCTAAAGATTGGCAGGTCGGCAACCATTAGCGCGCCCGATACTATGCGCTTTTCTTCGCTTTGGATTTTGAACGCTTGCCCGTGTTTTTGAAAGGCTAACCATTCGCGTTTGATTGCAGGATCGTCCACAAAGGATATTTTTTCAACCCTTGTTTCATCGTCCAACTCGTCAATAGTCATTTCGATTATTTTGTTTTCCATTGCCTTAGTTTTTACCCACCTCCAAAAGTGGACTGTGATTCTATTTGGTTAATGTTTGCTTGTGATCCTGTTATTTGCGTTTCAACTACATAGGCTTGAACGGGTGCTAGTTCAGCTTGCTGCGTGTTGCCTAGTTGCGTCGTGTTGGTTGTAACTGGAGAAAATGATGGTGCTGATGTTGCACCTGCACCAGCTTCTGCTGCAATTCCGCTAGCACTTGGCCCTGGTATGTTTGCACTATCTAGCGCGGAGGTTGCAGAAGTTATACCAGCTACAACCGCTGTAATACCCATTGCAATACCAGCAATCAATTCGTAAGGATTAGTTGAATTTTTAACCGCTGCAACCGCATTAGATATACCAATCGCTGTATTAATAGCAATTTCGGCAACCGCTAATGTTTTAGCAAATACCGTGTTTTCTAATCCTTGCTGTTGCATTAGTACGCTAATTTGCCCTAATGCTTTTGCGGTTTCTCTTCCAGCATTTATTTTAGCGTCTTTAATCTTTTTAGCCGCTTCTATTTCCTTTTCAGCGGCTGTCTTTTCAGCGTTTGCTATATCCTCCGCACTTTTAGTTGCTTCAGCTAGCTTTTTTGCATAATACTCGGTTTCGATTTCGCCCTTTACAAGCATTCGCTCACGTAGGTACAAATCCTCCGCTTCAGCTAATTCTTCTGCGCGAAGTTGTTCATTGGCTTGGTTTTCAGTAATAGCCGCTACAACCGCTTCGTATTTTAACCGCTCGGCCTTTTGAGCTTGTTCAATATCTAATTGTAGTTCTTCTTCAGCTGTAACCGCCTTACGTTCAGAAATATATTCATCAATTTTATCTTGGTTTTCTATTCTCTTTTCAGCTGCTTTTTTTTCAGCTTCTGCTATTGCTTCTTTTTCTTCTTTTAGTTTTTTGGCTAGTGCTACCTCCGCATCGTTCTTTGCTTTAATTTCAGCTAACCTTGCAGCATCTGCTTCTTTATCTTTTGTGGCTTGCTCATTTTTTAGGCTTTGAATTTCAGACCCTAACCGCTTTTCCCTTCTAAGCGTTTCATTTTGCAATTCAAAAACACGTGCAGCTGCTTGGTCTGCAATGTCCCTTTCTTCTTCATCAGCATCTACCTTATTATCTACTCCTTCCTGTAATGCTTTGGCTTTTATTTGCGCTATCCTTAATTCTTCCGCTGCAACTTCGCGTTCAATTTGAGCCGCCCGTTTTACGGCTTCAATTCGTTCTTCTGTAGATTTGGTTAAATCGTCAGCAATTAGTCGCGCCTTTGTGATTTCCATGTTCGCCTTTGCACGAGCAACAACCAAATCACCTTCGGCTACTTCTACGGCATTTAATGCCTTTGCATTATTTACGGCTGCCGCTGTATTGTTGACCAATCCAACTGTAAATGAATTAAAGGATTGCTTGATGTTATCAATTCCACCTTTAAAGTCTAGCGTTAAAAAAGAACCTACCGCCTTAACAAACCCAAGCCATCCATCTACTAAATTGCTTACAACAGAACCAAGCCCAGCCATTGCCACACGTAAAGACTGCGCTCCCTTTTCGGTGTTGGCAAAATAAGCTACCAATGTGCCGACTAAAACCACAAACGCACCTATTCCCGTTGCAACCAATGCAATGCGAACGCCAACAAGTGAAGCCTTTACTGCATCAAAAGCAGTTTTTAACCCACCTACTGCCGTTGCGGCTTGTCCAATCGGTCCTGGTATTAAAGCCGCTGCGTCTGCGCCTGCTGTAAAGCCTTGGCTCATAGACTTGCTAGTCTTATCGGTTTCGGTTTTTAAGGTCTTAACGCGCTTTGTCGTGTCATCAAGTTCTTTCTGTACTGTATCAAACCCTTGAGTAGCATCCGATGTATTGACAATTATGTCAACAATTACTTTTTTAGTTTCGGCCATAGCTTAGATTTGAACGAGTATGTATGTAAGGTATAATTTAACGGTGCTGTTGCCTGCTGTTGGGTTTGATGCCCCCGAAACAGACACCAATATGTTTCCGTTTAAGAATTGAGCGTTGTTAACGGATGCAAAAACTTTAGGTATGTCAACAAACGTATCTACTCCAAAGGCTAATAAATTACCGCTAAACAAAAGGCTTGCTGAACCTTGAGTGTATACTGTGATTGTGGTAGCAGTTGCGTATGATACTGTGTTAAAATCACCGCTAAATTGACAGAAAAGAGGACAAGCATAGTATCCCGATGGAACTGTTATTCCAAAGGAAACAGGCGTTGTATTTAGTGCTAGTATTTGTGCGCTTGTCAATTCGAGCGTTGCCACTTGCACCCCACCATCTCCGTTAATAGTAGTATTGCTTTGGGTAATGTTAAGGTTGCTCACTCCGATAGCAGTAACGTTCTCCACGCCATCTGCTACCACGTTATTAGATCCGATTAGCGTGACGTTCTTACTTGCACCTACCCTGTTATTATCACCTTGCACAAAGAACCCGACCGCGTTTGGACTTACCACGTTTTCGCGACCGACTACCTTACCTTGAAACGGCTCAAATTGGTTGCCGTTAAGTAGCCTTTTTGATGGGTTAAGTGGCGCAAGTTCTAGTAGCCTACCACTACCTAACGACTTACCACTACCCATTGCCGCGCTTTTCTTTTCATCTATTACAATGTCGCCAGCTTTGAATAGTTCTACTTTGGTAAGCCCTGTTTTGAACGGGTTGTAATCAATTACCTTGTTTAATCTGTAGTAGGTTTGGTCAATTAGTATGGTGTCGCGGAAATCTAGCTGCTGAATGTCCAATTCAGTCAAGTAGAACATCGCTGTGATTAGCTTGCTATCCTTGCTTGCTAATTCTAAAAACTGCGCTTCATGGTATTTCTTAAATAGGTTGTTGTTGGTATATTGAACCGTTCCAGTAGCCCCGTTTCCCTGATAGTAATACTCTTTAGACATACCGAAATTTATGTCTAGCGTTGGGGTTATTGGATTGTCCCAATGCCCAGCGTACGGATATTGGTCGTATGTGATTACTGTGCCTGTTGTAATTTGATGATTCCAACTAGGGCTACTATCTAGCATACCTCCATAATACAGAATGCGAATGTTTGCATCTGTTTGTTTTGCCCCTTCGCTTATGTCTGCATCGTATATCTTTGGAATGATACGGCTACTAATGCCATCATTTACCAACGGAGTTCCGCTAAACACTACGCTTGTTTCCTTCTTTTCGGGAACAAAGTCGTTATCAATGTTTAGTGTCCTATGCCCGTATGCCTTGCCATAGTTGCTTTGGAAACGCTCGTTATAATAGTCTTCATCCTCTGAATAGGTATAGACGTACTCACGACCCGATAGCAATCCCATAGGTGTAACGCTTAGCTGCTTATCGCGTGCCAGCTTATACGTCCAATCACGTAGCACACCGCTTGCATAGTAGGCGTTTCGCGTTTGGAATATGTAATGCCTATCAACTGTTTTACTCGGTGTCATGTACAGATTAAACATTTTTAGAATGCTCAAAAAGAAATCTTTGATGGTCGTTTCGGGCATCCCGAAATTCATGCTAATGTCATCACCGTAATTAGGCTCGACATTTACGGGTCTACATTGCACCGCTGAATTAGTGTCAAATGTAGAAGTAAACGACCCGTTCAAAAAAGGCAAGTAGAACGCATCTATTACATATTGTACAGTTACAACATCGCCTGCATTCACTTGAAATTCTGGACTTGTAAAAGGTAATATGCTAGTAACTGAAGTTCCAACAGGTAAAAATGAGGAAGGTATATCTAGTTGCAACGCTTGCCCGTAAATCTGTGTGCCGTTTAAAGATATTGCTACTCCAAATGGATAGTACCCCGTTTGACTGTCTGCAACCGTTCGCGTTACCGTTGCCACTATTTGCCCTTCAAAAACATACGTTGCACCAAACGCCATTGTAAACTGGTCAGTAGTAGTGTCGTATTGTCCTAATGGATTAAGAGGTGCGCTGTTTGTATTAAACGGCATAAGAGCTGCACTAAATAGCGTTATATCCGTTGTGCGTTCCGTGTAAATAGTACGGTCGGCAATCTCATCTTCGCTTAATTCAAAGCTCTTTACCCACGGCAAACACAAACGCTCAAACGTGCCATCAGTAAAGAATGCGCCTTCATAGGTAGCGTCTGCATAGGCAAAGATTCTATTCCATAATTCTTGCACATATAGCGCAGGCCGTAGGTCAATAACTGGATAAGTACGCACCCCTTGCGAAGTAACCAATAAACTATTCCTTCCGTAGTCAATTAACGGATATACATAACCAACTCCAACTGGTGCAAACCATGTAGCCGATTGGTTGCTTTCCGTTAGCGTGTGGTTTAAGTCGCTAATGTCAATAATGCGATTGCCTGCATCATCTCGCCCGTTTAATTGTTGGTCACCCCATACTCCAAAAATATCAATTAGCTTGCCTATAAAAACAACCTCGTATTCAATTAGCCCTTCAGTTATGCTAATCTTTCGCAGTTGCATCGACCCGTCTAGCTGCGGCAAACTGTTGTGCAAGACTTGTACGCTTGCCTTTTTGTTAGGGTTAAAATTCGCCCCTATATTTGGAAGGCTTGCATCGTATAGATTAGCTATGTCAGCTTCAAATAGGTTACCAAATAGCGTGTTATTGTTTGCCGTTCCTGCACACCTTATTGTTTTGGTGAACTCGGTTTGTCTTTTGTCGGGCTCCCGTACATCACTAACCGCGTAATTGAAAGAAAAGTCTGCGCCCGATACTACGTCTAAAAGATACCCTTCTACTAATACCTCTGTACCTATCATTGCGCTTGCGTGTAATCAGCCAATGCTGTTTTGAACTCCAACTCCAATTGGAAAACGCCATCCTGCACACCGCGTTTCAACTGCCATTTTTTGTCATCAATAGTTATAGCTACAAACTCCGATCCTTGCTCCATAAATGCAACGGGCGAAGTAACCAAACCATGTAGCCAATTCCATTCGGCATCTGTAAGATTGTCGCTGCTAACGCTTATTGATGTATCTAGTCGCGTGTAGTATTCTGTGCGACCTCTTGAATCGTATGTGTAACCGTATGCGCCTGCTGTACTTAGTTTATTATGCTGCTGAACAAATGTTTCGCGCTTAATACTTTCTTCGAGTTGGCTCTTTAGTTTGAACGTGTACGCATCAAACCCACCGTAGGGATTAAGCCAATGCAAGCGAATAGGCTCATACTTTGAACAGTTGGTTATATTGAAGGCAAATGTTAGCGGAGTGGCGGATCCTGTAGATAAGAAGTCTACTTTGTATGATTGCACCCCTACAAAAGACGGAGGGCTTGCCATTAAGCTAAAATCACGTGTACCAATGCCAGCACGTACGCGATGGCGTGTGAACTCGTTACCAGCTACAGCAGGAAAGGCTGTAAATGATAGCCCAAACGGGTTTACTTGCAACGGGTCTAAGGTTAGCGGTGTGCCTTGCAAATTAGGCAATGGGTATTTTGTAAGCTGCAGGCTTATCGGTGCTTGCTCGTCCTTTGAAAGAAAGTGAACCCATTGACTTTCTGCACTACCAATGTCCCTAATAGTAGGGTTGTAACTTGTTAACGCTTTAGGTGCTGCGCCTTGAACAGATAGGTAGTCGTTTTGATTGTAGCTAATGAATGCAATGGTAGGTGCAACGCCATTAAATAAGCATTTACGCGGCTTAGTGAATTGGCTTTTTGTTACCCATTTACCAGCTTCATACTTTTGTGATTTCCACGTGATGGAATACCATTGAATGCTATTTTCACAAAACCCCCACGGTGCATAGGTAGGCGTTTGTTTGGTGTGGTCATAACTCATAAAGCCCTGCATAACTCTAGATGGGTCGAATACGATTCGCCTATTGGAGTTCGCTCTAAATCGCAGTATGAATGTGGCTGCTAAAGTAGATACGGGCGTGTTGCCGTTAAACACTTCAACCTGCATACGCCAGTCGTTTAGCGTTCCACTTGTATCGCTCTCCCTAACTACCCACGGGCTTTGATTGTAGGCAGGCGTGTATTCGCTTGGTTCTTGGTCAAATATCAGCATAGCTGTAAATAGGCAAATTTCACCTACTGTTTATCTTGTCAATTTGATTGTTTAGGATTGC